GTATTGGTATAAAATATTCGTTTGATATAAACAACGATGCAACAAGAAGTGCAGTCAATTCAGAAATTGAATCAGCACTTGAACAATATGCCACATTTATAGATGCAACGCGAACTCAAATTATTTGTGATTCTACAAATAATACAGATAATTCTAGCCAATTAAATATTAGTTTAATAGTCAAACCAATACTAAGCGTAGATTCATTTGTCATTGACCTATCATTCACACAATAATAATGCCAAATAATAATTCAATAACTAAATTTAAAGACGGATTTAAAGGTGGTAGCAGACCAAATAGATTTGAAGTTGAACCAGCTTGGCCCTCAAAAGTTGCGAAACCAACAGATACTTCTATTAAAATTATTTCAGCATCTTTACCACAAGCAAAAATAAACACAATAGGAATCCCATATAGAGGAAGAACTATTACATATGCCGGGGATCGTTCATATACTCCTTGGACTATAGGTATATACGATGACAATAATACTTTAAATCTTTGGAAAGCTTTTCAAAATTGGAAAGAATTATTGGATGGACACTATAACCACAGAGTCGATAGTAATGATTTTGATTATAGTAGTTTACAAACAACTTGGAAAGTACATCAATATGATTTAAATGGAACTGAAAAAGTACGTACTATAAAATTATATAAATGTTGGCCAAATGTTGTAGGTGAAATAAATTTAAACATGGGTGAGACAAATTTTGTAGCTTTTAATGTATCTTTGACTTTTGATTATATGGAAATTTCAAAAGGTATAGGACAAAATAATGCCCAATATTAATAATTTTAAAAACCAATTTGCTGGTGGCAGTAGAGCAAACAGATTTGAAGTTACGGGAAATTTCCCTCATGGTGGCCAATTAACCACTTTTCATATCAGATCTACAATTATACCTCAAATAACAAGTACAACCATGGAATATTCTTATTTTGGGCGTAAATATTACTACCCAGGAGAAAAACAATATTCAACATGGTCTTTTAATGTTTTAGATGATAATCCTAAAAATGCATCAGCTAAAGAAAATTTATGGGGCAAATTCCATAAATGGCAAAACAAAATAAATGAACACAATACAAATAGAAGCAGTTACAATACCTCAAGCAATTCTGCAGACTACAAAGCCATGTCTTGGAAAATAAAACATTACAATATTAATGGTGAAGATAGTGGAACAAATAGTGTATTAAAAGAATTTATAATGCATGGTTGTTGGCCTACATCCGTAGAGCCTATGCCTTTAAATATGAGTTCTAATAATGTGTTAAATAGTTTTAACGTTATTATGGTTTTTGATTATATAGAACTTAAAGGCCATGGTACTGATATAACAAAGAGAACATAACGAAAAGATAATTATGGAAATTGATATTTTTGGATTTCAGTTTGGTAAAGAAAAAGAAACCAAACAACAAAGTGAAACAAAATCGTTACAAGCATTTACCGCACCTGAAGTATTTGATGGAACGGTAACAGTAGAAGCTGGTGGTTTTTTTGGCACAGCTTTAGACTATGCATCTAATTTAAGAGATGAAACTGCTTCTATAGTACAATATAGAAATATGTCAATTTATCCAGAAATTGATACAGCAATTGATGAAATTGTAAATGCTTCTATTGTATCGGGAACTTTAAACAAACCTGTAAAATTAAATTTAGACAACTTACCACTTTCAGAAAACATTAAATTAAAAATCTATAAAGAATTTGATAGAATACTTAATTTGATGGATTTTAATAATAAATCATATGAAGTTTTTAGACGTTGGTATATTGATTCAAAAGTATTCTATAATATTGTTATAAACAAAGATTTACCAACAGATGGAATTCAAGAAGTAATTCCAATAGATCCTTTAAAAATTAAAAAAGTTCGTAAAATTAAAAAAGAAATGGAAAAAGTTGATAATCAAACTATTTCTTTAGTAAAAGATATTGAAGAATATTATCACTATACAAATACTGATAAAGAAAGTTATATGATGACAGGCCCAGGAGGGCTTCATCTTTCTTTAGACAGTGTTGTTTATGTCCCATCAGGTATAGTTGATTTGAATACAAAAAGAGTTTTGGGATATTTGCACAAAGCAATAAGACCATTGAATATGTTAAGACAACTAGAAGATTCTCTTTTAGTTTATCGTGTTGCACGTGCTCCTGAAAGAAGAATATTTTATGTCGATGTTGGTCAGCTTCCAAAACAAAAAGCCGAGCAATACATGCGAGACATGATGAGTAGGTTTAGAAATAAACTTATTTACAATCAAGCAACTGGCGAAGTAAGAGATGAAAGAAATCATTTGTCTATTTTGGAAGATTACTGGCTTCCAAGACGAGAAGGATCACGTGGTACAGAAATAGTTGCTCTTCCCGGTGGTCAAGCAATGTCTCAAATTGAAGACGTTGATTATTTTAAAAAGAAACTATACAACTCTTTAAACGTTCCCATAAGCCGTTTGACATCAGAATCAACAGGTTTTAATATGGGAAGATCGATTGAAATAACAAGAGAAGAAGTAAAATTTTATAAATTTATAGAAAGACTAAGACATCAGTTTTCTAAATTATTTTTAGATATGTTACGTGTTCAGCTCTTACTAAAAGGAGTGATGACAGATGATGATTGGCATAGTCTTAAATCAGAAATAACAGTAGTATTTGAAACTGACAATTATTTTTGGGATTTAAAAGAAGCAGAAATATTATCTGAACGTCTAAAAATGATTTCATTTGTTGATCCATATATTGGAAAATATTTTTCAACTGCATATATTAGAAAAAATATTTTAAAACAAACAGAAGAAGAAATACAAAAAATGGACAAGGAAATGGAAATTGACATAGCACGTATGCGACAAGAAGAAATGGCTGCTTTGGCACAACAACAAGCTGCAGCTGGAGGAGAGCCAGAACAATGAAACCTATAACTCATACTTTAATAAAAAAAGGGTTAAATGGTCTTTTATTTGAAAATGAATATTATTTTAAAGATAATATTGTTAAAACAATATCTTTTAAACTTAATGAATCTATAAAAGAAACTAAAATAAAACTTCAAAATAAATTATTTTTTAAAAATTCTTTTACAGAACCAAATTCAAAAATATCAGCTTTTGTTCAATTCGTAGAAAATTTTAAACCAGGAAAATATACGTTTAAAAATGGTAGTAATATAAATATTTCAGATTCAGATATTAAAAATTTAAAAAGATTATTTGAATCTTTAAGTTGTGAAAATAGAAAAAAAATGGCGGAAACAATATTTGAAACGCCACAATCGCTTGCAGAACACATTGAAATTTCAAATAAAACAAAAGGACTTTTATGAAAAACGATATCCGCCAAATGATTAAAACTGTAATTGAAGAAGATGCTGTGAATTTTAAAGATCATACTTCTAAAGTTTTGTATGAAAAAGTAGGACAAAAATTAGAAGAACAATACAAAATTGTAGCAAACAATCTTTTCAAGGCAAATAATGAAACTAATAACAGAACTAACTGAAGACGTAAAGTACATTAAAGAAAACGTAGGCAATGGAGATAAAGTTTACTTCATTGAAGGCGTTTTTATGCAATCTGGTGTAAAAAATAGAAATGGCAGAATTTATCCTCAAGGAACTCTTTTAAAAGAATGTAAAAGATATATTAATGAATATGTTGAAAAAGGAAGAGCTCTTGGAGAATTAAACCATCCAACAGGACCTACTGTAAATTTAGATAGAGTTTCACATATTGTAAAAGAATTGCGAGAAGACGGACATAACGTTTATGGTAAAGCCAAAGTTCTTGATACACCAATGGGAAAAATTGTAAAAAACCTTATTGATGAGGGAGCTTGTTTAGGTGTTTCTACAAGAGGTATGGGATCTTTAAAATCAAAAAATGGATATCAAGAAGTACAAGAAGATTTTATGTTAGCTGCAATTGATATTGTTGCCGATCCTTCAGCTCCAAATGCATTTGTAAATGGAATAATGGAAGGCCGTGAATGGATTTATGAAAATGGTCTATGGCAAGAACGGCAACATGAAGCTGCTAAAAAATTAATTAAAAATTCTTCTAAAAGAGAATTAAATAAAAATATAGTAAAAGTATTTGAACAATATTTTAAAAATATATGATTAATATACCACGAGATACCAAATATTATATCACTTCTTCTTTAGAATATAAATTTAAAAATTCAAAAGAAGATAGAAATTTGGTAGAATTTGTTAATAAATTTAAAAAACCAAATTCCGATGAATCTGATGAACCAATTGAATATGGTGTTATTCCAAAGGATAAAACATCAAAATCAATTTCACCATCAAAACTCGGTACATTTTCTATGCCTTCTAATGCAAAGAAACCAACAAATAAAGATGTGGACAATAAAGGTGGCGTAGAAGGTGGTTTTGGTGGTGGTATTGGTGGAGAGAATGATTCTGGAGAAGTCAAAGATATAATTACAGGTAAAATGGGAATAGGTGACATTGGTGCTGCCGCCGCAATGTATGCTACTGGAGGAGTTTTAGGTGCATTGACTCCGGGACTACAAAAACTTGCAAAATATGGTGGTCTTAAGATGGCCCATAAAATGGGCCGAGGTAGCATTGGCCGAGAAGCTATGAGAGCTTTTGGTGCTGATATGGGTGCTGCAGTTGTTGGTAATATTGGAAATCAACTTACAAAATTATCAGGTTTTGATTTTGTTAATAAAAATTTGGGAAATATAGCAAACCAACAAATGTCTGATATTATGCAAGGTTACGGTAAAAAGAGCTTTATCATACCAAATATGAGAGGCGAAAAGAACAACAGAAATTATAATTCAAATTAAACATATTATAAATAATTTACATCGATAAAGGATCCTTTGATTATGAAAAACAACAATAAAAAAACAATTTCAGAAGCTGCCGCCGAGGCCATGGGCCTAGGTGGGGCTGGTGGTGATTATGACACATCTGGCCGTGGCTCATTTGATGCGAGCCAAAAAGGACCAATGACACCATCTCCCGTCATTACCGGAGCACCCGCAATCACTTCTCCAGTTCCCGGTGCTCAAGCACTTGGTGCCGCAGCTAAAACTTCGACTGATGAAGAATCAGAAGAACATGAAGATAGCGAAACTACAGAAGAAGAAAAGCAAGAAGATATGCAAGAAGAAGCAAGAGAACAATT